CTATTTTATTTTTGTTACCGGTTGGGCCACTGATAACCGTATCGCCTGGTATAGAATCAGTATCCCAACGGACATCAAGGATAGATTGATCCTCTATGTTTACTTTTACAGTTCCTATAATGTCACTGGCAAAATCTGAGTTTTGTAATCTTATCTCAGTTATCCATGGTTCATAAAAACTATCTGAAAATGCTAAGAAATAATTTGTCCAATTAGTTCCGGTAGGTATGCCGTTTTTTGAAAGCTTAATTTGATTATCAAGGACAAATATATCAAGTTCTAAATATGTAGTGTTTACTACATTTAATGCTGATAATTTTTCATTCTCGGTTTTTTGTATATTTCTAATTAAATTACCATCGTTGTCAATGCTTATATTAGTTTGCACATTTCCTTTTGATTTATTATCAGCATATGCTTGTAAAACTGGATCAGATTCATTTAAATCAATAATTCCTCGTCTTTCGTCAAAAATACTAGTAATAATACTGGTGATAATATTTAATTTTTTAACCTTAAGTGGCGGACTTATCCAAATTGGAGTTGTAAATCCCAAAGTTGCTACATCAATTTCAGTTTCTGTGCTTGAACCTATTGATCTACTGCTGTAATTTATATTTTCTAGTTCTACAACACTTAAACTGGTCCAGTCAATAAAATTATCATTGGTTTGTATTTCAATACTAGGATTAAAAAGCATTAATATTTGCTCTAATATTTGTAATTTTTGTTCAGTATTCGTAGACCATATATCAGCACTGATTGATAATTTATACGGACTAGGCATTAATTTTTCTACAGTGTACTTTTTTCCTGCGGTATTGTTATATTCTTGTTTCTCTTGATCGTATGCTCTTTCTACAATATTTTGTTTTTGCACAAATGAAGGATCGGCTAATCTTTGCCTATCTAATTCTAACCCAGTTATATATACAGCTAATCTTGGAGCACTTGGCAATTTGTTCTCACTATTATCTCTAATTATACTTGCAACTTGTCTTGTCATATCACCGTATGTAACAGGAATTTGAACTAATTTACCATCAATGTCCTTATAGGTAAAGTTGCTTAACATCCTAATTATTTGGGTTATATATCTTCTTATTTGTCCGTCATAGAAATGTAACATGTATATATCACTTATAAATTGTCAGATTTGGCTCGTAATGCTTTACTGAGACTCTGTCTTTCTTCTACAATTTCTCCATCTATTTCATTTACATTAGTATTATTAATAAATGAGAACCGTTGAGTATTCCTATCATCAGTATTTGTCATGGTCATCCTGACTTTATCTTCTATCTTAATCCATCTGGTTCCGTCATAACGGAATAGCCTGTTTGGTAACATATCAGTCCGTAAAAAATAATCACCGTCGATGCTTTCAACAGGGAAATTTAAACCATAACCAAACACTTCTCCGTTAGGAGGATAACCATCGCCTAATAAGTAACCTGTGTATCCAGACCGTTCTGGAGCTCGCATAGCCCTGTCGGCTAATTCTTGCACAGTACTTGCATCTAATGAAGTTAAATCTGCAGTAACAAGTTCAACTTCACCATTTTCATCTGTTTGTAATGTAAAGAAGTGCCTAGTTTCATAACCACTTAATTTAGCATCTGATTCAGCTTGCGCTACAACTGCTTGGTTAATTTCTAATTCTTTCGTGTAGGAACTCATTAAATCTCGTAACGTTCCGTCGCCTGGATTTTCTTCATCAATTGGTAAATCTAAGATATCTTTGTATTCTTGACCATCTACAATCTGTTTTAATTTTAACCTATACAGATGCGGATACCATGTTGGACTATAACCTTCACTTGCTCTACTTACATCTTCTACAACATAAAACTTTTTTAATGCATAAGACAGATCATTTAGTGCATACTGATCTTTTAGGTGTGGTAATTCTATCACGTCTCCGGCAATGATTTTACGTCCTATAGTTTTTACTGTGCTGCTAATATGCACAGTCATGAAAATAGTATCGTTGTTTAAGAACAAACCAAATTGACTTAGATTAAAATCAATATCTTGCACATTGTATATGCCTCTAATCCGGTAGATATCTTCTTCATATTTCCTATCTCTATTTTCTAAAAACAACAAATCTTGGATATTTGTTTCAGCAATCACGTCATAATTTGGTTGTTCATTTGTAGATGCCTCTGTAGGCGTATTTTTTGGCCCAATATATTTGTGTATGTTTACATCAGTACCACCAATTGTAAACATTTCAAATATTCGTGCATCAATATATTCAAAGTCTTTGCCCTTTTCGGGTTTATAAAGTGATAATCTAGGCATGTATATATTTAGCTGACGATAAATATAATAGGAGAATACTATTATGGATCAAACAAACACCAAACAAGAAATTTTTGATTATGTACACGCAATGTTAGGCGGAGGAATGGTTGACGTAGAACTTGATCCTATACATTATGAAACTGCATTAACTAAAGCTTTAACAAGATTTAGGCAGAGATCCGATAACAGTATAGAAGAAAGTTATTTCTTTATGCCTACAATAATTGATCAAAATGATTATATATTGCCTAAAGAAATTGTAGAAGTTAGGCGTATATTCCGTAGGAGCATCGGTTCCAGGACAGGCGGCGGTGACGGCGGAACATTGTTTGAACCATTTAACTTAGCTTATACAAATACTTACTTACTAGCAAGCAGTAATATGGGCGGATTAGCAACTTATGATCTATTCAGCCAATACCAAGAACTTGTAGGAAGGATGTTTGGAAGTTTTATAGAATTTAATTGGAATAGGACTACCCATCGCTTAACAATTTTACAACGACCACGTACTGAAGAAACACTTTTATTAGAATGCTATAACCATAGACCAGATGAACAGTTATTTGCAGATTACCTTGCAATCCAATGGATTAAGGATTATACCGTAGCTACTTGTAAGTATATGTTAGGCGAAGCAAGGAGTAAATTTTCTACTATAGCAGGCCCACAAGGAGGCGGTCAATTAAACGGCGATGCACTAAAAAGTGAAGCACAACAGGAAATGGAAAAGTTAGAACAAGAAGTAGCAACTGGTGTTCCTGGCGGAACAGGTTATGCATTTATAATAGGCTAAAAATCTGGTAACAAATCTCCTTGTTTCCATTTGACTCCTTCTTTGTGCAGTATCCTTTGACAGTTGGCACACACTGTTTTTAGATTATTATGTTTGTAGTTGTCCATGTTTCCGTCCAAGTAGTAAACATTAAATTGTTCCTCGTGAGGACTACAAAAACCACATTTTTCACACTTATTTTTTTTAACGTACCCGCCTAAACGCCATTTTGGTATTCCAATGCCAGTGCCTGAATGGTTTAGACAAATTTCGCACTTCTTTCTGTAGTAAGTTTGATTGTTTTTTTTGTAATTTATTGCTGCTGGACGTAATCCACAAATACATAATGGTCTCATACGTTATTTATACCCCTTTATCGCCCCTTTAGATCGCAGGTGTCAAGACTAAATTTTAGTATTTTTACATAAATATATTAAGAAAGATTATTTTATAGGAGAGTTAAAAATGGCTTTAGTATCACCAGGAGTACAGGTTTCAGTTGTAGACGAGAGTTTCTATACCCCTTCGGGTGCTGGTACTGTACCAATGTTATTCGTAGTCAGTGCCGCTAATAAATTAAATGGTTCTGGTACTGGAACCGCCCCAGGAACACTTGCAAGTAATGCAGGCGTACCGTATCTAATTACATCACAGCGGGATCTAGTTGACACATTTGGCGATCCTATTTTCCAAGTTGATAGCAGTAATAACCCAATACACGGTAGTGAATTAAATGAATACGGCTTACAAGCGGCTTATTCATATTTGGGTATTGCTAATGCAGCATTTGTAGTTCGTGCAGACATTGATACAAATACCTTGGTTCCGTCAAGTGATGCACCTACTGATACACCAGTTGATGGTAGTTACTGGTTAGATACCGCTAACACACTCTGGGGTGTACAAGAATGGAATGGAGATAGTGTATTAGCACAAGGACAATCATTTACTAATCGTGCTCCAATTGTAATAACAGACGAAACTGAAACGGAAAATACCGGAAGCTTACAAACAAATGGTTACAGTGGTTTTATTCCTAAATCAAGTGTAGGCCAAGTAGGCGGGTATGCAATTATAGCAACCACAACTTTAAACAGATTATATTATCGTAATTCCCAAGGTACATGGGTGCTAGTAGGAAGCAATGCTTGGAAAAAGAGTTGGCCCACAATCAAAGGCGGTAAAGCAAATCCAACATTTGCACAATCTGGATCAATTACCATTAATGGTACTGCTGTCTCTATCAGTGACACTGATACAGTATCTGATGTATCTAACACAATAAATTCATTATTAATGGATGGAATTACTTCAGCAGTAGTTAACAGTAGATTAGAAATTTACAGCGATGGAACATCTAGCGGTGCAGGAGACAGTACGCTAAGTGGCGAAATTGTAATTTCAGGCGACAGTGCTAGA